TCCTTTAGCTTTCGTCCGCAGTAACAACAGTAAATCATACCGTTCTCTGAAGGGGTGCCGTTGTTAACAACAAACTGGTTGGCACATGAGGTATTCCAAGCCCCTTCTTCCTCCCAAGTCCAAGTACAATAAGGCACTTCTTTCTCAAACTCTATAGCTTCTTCTACTGTCTTAAAGGGTCCGTGGAAGATGACCGTATCTTCTTCTGCCTCGGACTTGTCGGACTCTGTTAGTAGTTGAATATTAAATCTGTTGAGGTACTCTGTTGTGTACCAGTGTGGTTGGTCGTTAATCATCAGAAAAATGGGGCTGAAACCCCATCCTTTAGCTATTACTTTGGCTTCTATAGGGCAGCGAGGCGCTGCTCTAATTCTTCGATACTCTCTTCAGCGAGGAGATCATTCTTCTTACGCTCAATGAGAGCCAGTAAGTTCTGCCGATCCTCCTCTCTAGCGAGGGCCTGCTTAGTGGCCTCAGCACGATTCTTAACATGAGCAATGACAAATTTGACTATGTCGAGCTTTCTTTGTAAGATAATAATCTCGTTGCTATCATCGACGAAGTCTACGCCACCGCAGGCTATGATACGCTTGTTAAGCTCAATAGCAACATTATTAAGAGAGGGTGTATTGGTTGATTTAGACCTGAGGTTAAGACAGAATAAATCCTCAAGCGTGAGGTCACCGCTAACAGAGGGAAAGCGGTACCGACCAACGAGAGCACCAATAATGATATTGAGTTCCATAGTTCCTCTAGAATGTGACTTTGAAAATACGTTTACGTGTGGAGCTATCCCCCACGCGGCATGTGAAACTAGCGCGAGTGGTGCTAGAGAAGCCTAGGCCAGCAAGTCCATTAGGCGTACTGTTGACTGGTACCATGCTACCTAGTAACTCGAACACGCGCCTGTGATCTAGTAGTAGATCAGCGCGAATAAACTCATTAAAGAAGGGGCGGATGGGCCCCTCGGGTACAGCCTTATCTAAGAAGATAAAGAAGTGTAGATTACCGCGCTGTGTATCGCCCCAGTGATTAGGACTGGTAGTAATGAGGCGGACCTTCTGCCACTGATTAGTGCCCATACCCCACGTAGTAAGAGAGCGGCCTGTAGCACTAGATGGTTTGAGAAAATCACTATCTGTATCTAATTTTAGCACGCCATTAACCATACTGAAGCGAGCTACGTTTACAGTTTTTCCAGTAGGCATCAGGGTTTTATACGTGAAGGTGTAGAACTGACCTCCCTCTGTCTCGATATCTACTTGGAAGCCGATATCAACGCTACTACGTCTATTAAACTGATTAACAGACAATAGATACTCAGCATTAGGTGCCTTATTGGCAAATGCTATATTCTCAACGGGGGTATTAGTTAGAGCATAAGAACAACTGGCGTTAGCATCTACATCGAGCTCACCGCCACAGGCCTTCTTACTTCCATAGTAGATTCTATTACCGTTAAATTGAAGATGAAGGTCTAAGTCATCAGTATTATACCACATCAACCGGCAGCACAGGGCCCCGTCTATCTTACCGCCAGCAGCCTTGACACGCTGACGACTACTATCAGCTAACTGATTATTGTAGCTCCAGCCCATACCATTAGGCCACTGGAAGAAGCTAGGGGTATCCGTATCTACAGGAGCTGTCATAGTAACTAAATTATTTATCAGCTCATCTTCAAATAGGATCTCCATAGATGTGATATGGGGCACTACGCTGCTAAGAAACTCGCTGAAGCTAATATCTTGCTGAGTAATACGCGGGTTAGCCACTACAAGCATATTGTCGAAGAAGTCAGTCTCGATGACCGTTGGTAGTCTATCAACATATAACCACTGGTCAATAGGGACATCATCGATAGTAGCCTGACGACGCTCTAGACTAGACTGACTGAAGCCCATAGCGAGAAAGTCAGCCCGGGCTCTAGCCTTCATATTCTCAGTGACGATGGCAGTAGGACGACGATAGTTCTCGGGGGCCACCTTACTCTCATAAGATGTAACAGCCTTATCTAGATCGCGTCCCTCACTAATATCAGTCAGCAGAGTACCGATGGCTGTATTGCGGATATGGCTAAATTTAGCAGACATGACCCAGCAGAAGGTTTCATGCTGCTCCTTAGTAAAATTAGGATTACGCAGGTGATTCTGGCGATTGGCCTCTTGTAGGGCAAGAAAGTTAGTTAACTGCAGCTTAAACTCATTACCGCGATATAAGGTGCCTTGATTGATGAATTCGAGGACAGTATTCACTGAGTCAATAGAGATAACTTCTAGATCTCTCTTGAGGCCCGCCTTCTTATTACGGGCAACGCTCTGATCACTACGTGCATCGTTAGAGGCATAGGCTGTAGGAAACTTATAGTATAGATGGTGCCACTTAATAGTGCTGCCGTCCTCTAGACGCTGCAAGTCACTTGCGTGCCCTACGGTCAATTCACTACGGTCTAATAAGAACGTGTCTCGAATGCGGGCCTCTGTCACTAGAGCATTGAGCTTATCAACTACTCCCTGTAAGTAACCTGGGGCAGTTATATTCCACATACTGATGAGATTATAATTCTCATCTGGTTTAACGAGGCCCCCCGCCTTCTTAATGAATTGTCGACAGGCCATACAGTTATGCGCCTGTCGCTCGTGTGGGGGGAAGGCATCGAGGTAGGTCTGCCAGAGCACATCTCCTGGTACGTCGACAACAAATAAGGGCTGCTTATCCTTACACATATCGTCTAACTGTTTAATACATGCAGCCTGGATATCACGGAAATCAATTGTAGTAATCATAAAAATACGGGGCCACCCCCGTTGTTATAGTTTCCACTGTTCTCCTTTGAAATATTTTGATGCACAAATAGGAAAGTTAGCTGTGATTATCTCTAGAGCTACATTTAAGCATTGTTCATCACTATACAAAGGTTTTTCTTCTTTAATTGAATTAATTAAAAATTCAATTATGGTAATCTCTTCCATAGCTATCTCCTGTGTATTTGTGGTAGAGAAGCCGCTTCAAATGGAGGGGGCCCCGCCTGATAAATATTTTACACCAGAATTAAAAACCTGTGCTATAATAGTAGAAGGAATGGCTAAGGTTCCTTAAACCGCCGATCGGCGGTACCGATGACCTCCTATTTACCGCCCTCTCATTTGCCTTAATCAGTTGATTGATGTAGGCATCAGAGAGGGGCCGGTATCTATAGATTAAAAGACACAGTGAGCCGTGAAGTTCGAGCGGAACAGGGTAAACCCATACGCTTCACCTCCGCACGCCGTGCCCCGCTAAGTAGTAATACTGAGTAAACAAGATAGGGCTAAATGTACAAGACTTGACACCGGTTACGTCAAGCGCGGTAGGTTAATTCTGACTCTAGTGGACGCCGCCAACGAGTAGGACGGAGGGAAACATCCTCCGTTACGTTGGTGCGCTAGACCTATTGTGTCTCTGGGGCAACTCAGTTCTGATCTACATTAATCTAAGCCGGGTTGTAGAACCACGGCTGTATTGTTGTATCTACTCACCTAACAGACATTGACCATGTTCAACCAAATACGGTACGTAAACAAGGCAGCGTTGAAGGCACTGAAGTCAATCCTGCGAGATAAGGCCTATCAGGCTTCTAAACAAGGGGATTACCTAGTTCTGCGCGCGGCCCGTAATTCTCACTTATATCAGCTATTACACCTAGTGGGATTCTTTGACTTTCACGTTACGAATACCCAGCGACTCATCGTTGGCCTCCATCAGGTTGTCGCCTACGCTTACTGGGGGTGGAAGGCCTACCGCAATGGCTTCCTCGCTCGTCGAGGAGAGGTAGAGGTACACCACATTGATGATAACCCTCTCAACAACCATCCCCGTAACCTTATCTACGTATCGCCGATGGAGAATTGCCTTGTGGCTCAGGCAATCCGTAGTGAGTGCGGTAGCCGTGTTCTCCATGGTAAGACTATTCCATTCAACCGGCAAGGACGCCTCGTTAAGAACCCCATCGCGTACTTTGTAAGTATTGTTAAGTTGAGCATCGAACGCACCTTCGCTACACTCGGTCTACAGGTGGACGCAGTGAATGTGCTACTCGAGCTGCCCCGTGACTTCGGCATCGCTCGAGTGAGCTGGGCCCCCCGCTTCTTCACTAACGCCCTCCGTAAACTCGGGTGGCAATACGGCTAGGCTCTTAAAGTCCTCTATATCCATAGTAACGACACTTCTATCACCATGAGTAGTGATGAATAAACGGCACCCCTGCGCCTGAGCAGTAGCCCACTCATCTTCAGTAGGGCCTAGTGTATTACGTCGGGCCACTCGCGTCTTATGCTCTATACGCCAGGTCTCCCCATCTATAACAATAGAGCCATCCCCGTCTCCGAAGATGGCCCCACTAGCCACTGTTGCTCTTGCACCTAGATTCCGTAACACTCGCCTCTCAGTGACGCGCCCTATCTTCGATGCAGCGTTAATCTGCTGCGATGCAGTGTTACTCTGCTTGCGAGGAGGCGGAGGGGGCTTCTCGTATGCGGGGTGACTCTTAATAGAGGGGCTACCAGCCAGTGGTAAATAGGCCAGCTCACCCTCTCCTATCTCAGCTCTACATCTATGACATGCTATATCCAGATTACGGCAGGCCTGCTGCCACTCTAGTGGACAGGTCATGCTATGCCGGCGTATACTAACTGTAGCGGTACGGGCGCAGTGCCTACGGCTACTAGTTGTATCCTAGCATCGACTATGTCTACGTTATTAAAGTGATAGGAGCCAGCTACTACTTTTGGTAGATTAATAATAGTGCTACCATTATTGATAACAGTGAGGTTAACAGAACCTGTCTCACACGAGAGACCTACTAACTGTAGTGAGGTAATATCGATTAGATCAATCGATACTGTTGCGCCGGGGCTCAGGGTTAGAGTAACCGTCCTGGGCAGCGTGATATCTGTAAATGCGTAACTAGCAAAAAGCTGTGTATACAAATTACCACGTTTACCCTTAAATTCAACTGTATAATGCATTAATTTAATCCTTTATGCGACATCCAACGTACAATCTCGGCATCTCATTAGGCTTAACTCTATATAGCCGACTAATATATAACTCGTATCCATCCTCTATCTCGTAGCTAGTCCTTAGACCACTATTAGGCCTAAGGACTATATCATTTAGGTGGTGCCAATCACTATATATAGTAATTGGCACCTGATAGGGATTTGCTATATCCATATGCCACATTTCGCTACTCACTGATATCTCCATGCTTACAGTACGCCATACACCGATAGTATAACCAAATTAACCACTAGCTACAGTTCTATGCCAATTATACTATCGGTGGGTAAGGGTAGTCCCCTTACTTGTGCTGAACTCGACAATAACTTTCTAGAGGCTGCTAATCGCGCCAATCATACGGGAACACAGGCAGCCAATACTATATACGATCTATCTGACACAGTGCGGGCGTTTGCATTTATTACTGACATGCTGGCTGATATAGCCGCTCTAGAGAATGAACTAGAGGAATTACGCGACGACCTATTCGGTGATGGTGAGTTACAGCAGATCATTGCTAACCTGCAGCAGTTAGTCAATAATCTAATTAATAACCTAGCTGCTGTCGTAGGTGAGTTAACTATAATCCGGAACCTACAGACATGCTGCGATACTAACACAACTGCTATCAGTGGCCTACAGTCTCAATTTACTACATTGAGTAACCAACTAACTGCTCAGATAGCCACCATCAATGCCACAGTCAGCGCTATAAACGACAGGCTCAATCTAGAGATACCCAAGATAGTAGCATTACAGACACAAGTAACTAATCTATCGAACACTAAGGCTAATATAGATAGTCCTTTCCTAACGGGTAATCCCCGCACTGTATCGCCCACTACTAATGACAGTATAGCTCGAGTAGACTGGGTTAACCAGGCCATAGCGACTAGCTCCAACCAGGCGGCCCCCCCAGTAGGTACTGTAATCATGCGGCCGGGGCTGCCGACATCGCCCCAGCCTCCTAATTGGATGCCAGTAGATGGGCGGGCACTCAGCAGGACAGGCTACCCAGAGCTATTCGCGTTGATAGGTACTGAACACGGTGGGGGTAATGGTTCTACTACCTTCAACCTCCCTAATATAGGAGGAAATTTCAATATTGGTGACGACCTTGCTGTCATATGGATAATGCGCGTGCTCTAACGACTCAGGAACTCATCTCGACCATTCTCTACTACACGTATGATGTGAGTAAGGTCGAATAGTGGATTAACGTCAGCTATACTATTGGCCCACTCATTAGCTATCACACGATAGTTGATATGCCCCCCTACTCGAGAGCGAAGCTGGCACACATAGGCTATATGCTTATGTGTGCCACCTATACAGTATCGTATATTATGGGCTAGTGGTATACAATACTGTATAGCAGGGCCGCCCAGTGTCTCGTAGTATTTATCCAGCACCTCTCTATAACGCTTAGCTATAGGGAGGTGCTCTACATAGAGTGGTAGAGTATAACCAGCATCTCCCCGTAATAGCTCAACATTAGTTAGAGCAGGAAAGTACCGCCATACACTACGGTGACGATTGAAGTCGCGGGCCGCACCTACATCCATATAACCACTCATGTACATATGCGGTGCATTGAACTGAGTAGGTAATCTATCGTAATGCCGCCACTTAGTCAGCTCTTCTCGCAGCGTAGCTAATAGTCTTCTACTAGTAGATAGGACTAGGGCCGGCCGGTACACATCATTCTGAAGTAATAGGGCGAGGTTACCGACAATATCGCAGTCTGGCTCCTGTACAATTACTAGCTTTGAGCGATAATATTCATCTCTCATATTAACAGTGAGAGATGACTGAGCTGCCCGCGCCATATTGGCTAGACTAACGCTTAGGTCATGCCGTGCCTCTGCATGACGTATAAGTCCAGGAGCACCTGCTACGTAGCCCTGGGCCTCTAGCTCAGGACAACCGCCCAGTAGTTGCTTCAGCATGTGCCCAATGGCACTGTATAACTCATCGGGCCCCGAGTTAAATTGATTACTCAGTAGGTCACTGATGAATCGACTCCATGTCTCGGCATCCGATGTGATACCCAGACTAGTGCGGGCTCCCATAGGTAATAGATAACGCGTACAGTCCAGCGTACGGGCATCCAGCGCCTGTACCTGGCGTTTATCACTCATATCTACGCCGTAAGCGCGGGCCAATACCTCTCGAGTGGGCTCATAGAGTTCCTCATATGCACTGAATAGATAGTCCATTGACTCGTCATAGGACTCATCACCGACCCTATAGTAATCGCCCATCTTCTGATAACGAGTACTGCGTTCCTGCCCTGCTCCTAGAGGCATAGTATTGAACAGATAGAAGGCAAACCATAGGGGAATACCTTCAAAGCACACTGATAACGTGGCTAGGCCCTGTACACTACCGTGACCATAATTATAGAATATATTATGAAGACGTTTATCCGCATCTACTCCCCGTGCCTCATCGAGTAGATTCTCTACTGACTCAGCGCTGCGAGAATATCGTGCCATAGTATAGGCTATAGTGGCCTCATACCTCTGCCCCGGGCGGGCCACAGGGGTGAGGACCTTAATATTGCGCTCAGTATCAGTAATACAAGCAAGCCCTAATCGATTATCATAATTATAATTCACCTACAAAGTCCTCGTGAATAGATATAAAACTAGAAGCACTTAAACACTAACTTAAGAATGTACTTAAAGGCCTGAAGGATGCCCCATTAAACATGAATGTACCACAGAATGATAAGGCCTACACTATTCATTTAACTCCGCACACTCTGGTTAAAGAAGCTCTACCGCAGGTCACTGATTTCCTATGGCAGAACACGTTTAGCCTGACTCTATTTATTATAATCTTTATTGGGCGATGGATATTCCGCAATCAGATAGAGCGCAGGTACGCTATACAGGATCTGATACGCCATGTTAGCACTATAGATAAGGACATCTATATCCTTGATCTACTCAACCAGATACGGATTACAACGGCGGCCGATAGAGTCTTACTCCACCAGTTCCATAATCCTGGTCGTAGTATATCTGGTCTTAAGTTCCTCAAGATGACGTGTACTCATGAGAGTCTGGCCCCCGGGATTAGCAGTATAGCTAATCTCTATAGACAGGTATTAATTAGCGACCATTGCTATGACCTACCTACTCTAGTGCAACACGCTAGTACCCGATCCTTCATGAAGACTGATGCTAACTCTATACTACTTAGCTTTAAGCAGCGGGCCCATCTAGATATAATAGGAGTGCGACATCTATACCAACAACTACTATTAGATGATGATAGCCCTATAGCTCTCATTAGCGTCCACTTCATAGGGGAGGGGGGTACAGCTATGGATACCACGCAGGTGAATGATATAGTTAATATAGTGACCTATAATCTACTCGCTATCTAATAAACGTTGCTGTTTCTTCTCAGCGAGCCGCTGTTGGGCCTTCAGCCCACCTCGACGACCTATCTCTCTCATATGCTCCTTATTCTGAGCTGTCTTCTCACCGCCGCGGCGCCCCATACTAGACGCTGTATCTGAATTAAACTTAGGCATAACAATCTACTTAATGTGATTAAGTAGGTGGCCAGAATTAAATATAGGATAAGCGTAGGTTGGGCTGACATGAAGCCCAACACTCGTGTAAGCTAATCGCTAACCTATCATACAAATAATTGTGCCCCCTACCTAAGTAAATTACTATGACTGTGAGCATGACATTATGTGGGCGACTTCCTAATTAGGCTCACTAAGTGCCGAGCCAGTTGTTACTTATCGCCTAGTCCTTCAGTTTTGGAATTAATAGAAGTTGATGGATTATTAACTAGGTCTATTAGCCGAACCAAGCCTAATCCTTCAGTTTTGGAATTAGAGGTTGATGGATTAGTCGGTGGACTAACTAATTGAGTAATTGGTGATACGAGGTCTGCGATAGCCCGCCACGCGTGCCACAGGCCCAACACACAGAGTACATCGCCGAGGCCCAACACCCCCGCTGCGTAAACAAGGCGGCCAACAATAACCGCCAGACTATAGACTAATAACAGGCCGATAGTTACAAGCAGTGTACGGAACTGCACCTTGCCGAGTTTTTCCAATAGATAATTGATGAGATTCATAATAGTCATAGTCAATAAGTTGTAATTGTGGTTTACGGGAACAATACTATTCTACAAGCTCATATGCCGCTTCTAGTTGTGATTCTAGTTGCTTTAACTTCTTCGCTATGTATAACTGACCTTTAGCCGTTATAACAGTAACGCTATCAAAGATACCAGGTTGATGGGGGCGCTCTTTGCGGAACACCTCTGCTCTGGCAGCTAATACATGTCGCTGATAGGGTAGCCGACTTGGCATCATCATAATAAAGCGAATGTCACGCAACATATCGAAGAACGTTGTACGACCTACGCCATAAGCTTTAGCCAAATCTCCTATTAGGACAGCATCGGCGTCGCTGACTGTCAACGTCTCTGCTAATTTAATTAGTGGGGCCTGCTCTTCTAATGTAGCATTAACTTGTTCTAAGGTGATATTAGTTTGTTCTAATTCTAAGGCCAGGCGCCCCGCTTCAAGTAAGGCCTCACCATAAGTAGTAGGTATCTTGAAGTCACTAACAGAATAGCGACCAGTCTTGCGAATGGTAGGTAGTACTTCTTGTACTACCCAGTCTTGAAATAACTCTGCCTGTGGTTTGCGGCTGCTGAGTACTAATCTATATAAGCCAGATTCTGAAATGGCTGATATATATTGATTTGAGACTGACCCTAAGTATTGTTTAGGGTCAACTAATTGCTTTTCATACTCCCTTAATCGAAGTAGAGCAACCGATGTATTAGTGTGTTCGAGAACAGCGCAAACGTCGGCTGCTATAAACCAGGGCTCATTATCAATGATTATAACGCGGATTCCTTGGTTGTTAAAGTTAAAGATAGATAATTGAGTCTGGGCGCATCTCATTTTTGATCCTGTTGCTGTTGATAATGATCAAAGTTTTGGGCTAAATCTTTTGGTAGTTTTGCCCATTCTTTATTGGGAATTTTAGCAGAAAGTCGAGCCGCTAATTTCCAGATTGGTTCTGCATTATAGTCAAATTTAATATTCGCTAAAGAGAAACTCTCGATAGGTGTTTGATTATTCATATGCTTTGTGCTTTGCAGGCAACGGCCTTCACCATTACTGGTGATGCCATACCTAATATATATTTATTCGGTAATGGATAAATTTAAGAAGGTTAAATGTTGCACAATAAGTTAATAACCCCGCACGGAACGCGGGGCTATCGGTAACAACGTACGCGACTAGGCTGAAGCCTTAACCAGATGAGGCACGTTTCTTCTAACGCTACTTGTATCCTGTATCGCAGACGCAATGGGATTAAGGCGCATAGTATTACGCGCGGAGTTCACACTCTCTGTAGATATGAATTGACAAGTAGAGCCCATGACATGAGCTGCTGTTAGATAACAGCCTAGGAAGGCACCTGTATCAATCATGGCGCGATTATTAATTAGTAGCGGATGCTTAGTAGTGACATGACCATTAACAACTAATGGCCAGTTCGGCTGGCCATTGAAGTACGGATATAGTATTTCATCTACGCTGGTATTCTGCTTATCGGCCTGACCTCGAATACTGGGTAGGTGAATCTGTTTCTGTATAGAGATAGGGTCAGACTTACCCACATACCTATAGGCGCAAGGAGAATGGTGAACAGCAGAGGTGCGACTACGGGATACAAGGTAGGGCACACTCTCCCTATATATCTCATTGAACATATTACGCTGCATGCGATTAGCCCTAATTGTAGTGAGATAATCGAAGTAGCGGCTATTAGGCTTCTCATCATCTATGTGCTGCATAATATAGAGCTCGTGATTACCTAGTACGACCTTGAAGTCAGGGTGACCTAGGTTAGAGTACACGAATCTAATAACGTCAGCAGAGCTGGGGCCCTTATTCACTAGGTCTCCGTTGAGCACTAATTGCATGGGGTAATAAGTAATCTCATCCCCTGCAAATAAGAAGCCCGCCTTTCTAAGTAGCGCACGCAGATGGCCATAACAACCATGAATGTCCCCTACTACTAGGGCCTCATCATTCATAATGTAGTGAGGCACTTGCTCTACACTAAGCGCTATATCTTCTTGCCGTTCTATAAGATGGCTGAGCTCAACCCCTATGCTGCTCTCGGCATTGAATAGTATTTCTCCTACGCCGTAATGATGGCAGCCCGCCATCATTATAACCTGATCGGCCTCTTCTTGATTCTTAATTTCTACTAGCACGTGGTGCGCTGAGAGAGAGCCAGGATACGATATCGTATTCTCTAGTAGATGAGGGCTCTCTACATAAAGAGCCCCTACTTCCTGAGCGGCCCTTATTAATATCTTCTTCTTTTGTGAATATGGCCTCACAACCATATATACGGTGTGAGGCTTCATGTTAATCATGGCTATACTCCAATTGTGTGATTAATCTTGTGTACCATAGAAAATCGCCTGATAGTGAGGTTAATATTAATTTGACTAACGCCCCCCGGCCGACTGCACAGTTAACGCTTTTTCAAAATAAAGCTCATATTTCTCCAAGGCTTTTGCCAATTTTGATTCCACCAGCCTCTCAGTATAAAATTCGGCAGCTTGAGTAACTAGAGATATATAAGCAGATTTACTAATTTCGCCTGTAGTATATAAGCGTCTAGAATAAGACAAAAAGCCTTTTAAGAAATGCCTATTTATCTCCTCAATCTTGCCAAAGTCTTTGCCTGACAATAAATTTAGGTGTTGGCGAAAAGCCTCTCCCTGCATAAGCAAGTCATAATATGCGAGTCTTGACTGAGCCTCGCAGGACACTTTTTCTAACAATAATTTACTTTTGTCTTCAGAAGACATAATGATCCCTCTCATTCTCGCTAGGTTATTTAGTACTAAAGAACTGTTTAGTGACAGTAATCCTTATTTTAATATCTCAAGGCCCGTGACAACTTAAGGCTGCAACTCTTTTGTCAAGGGGCTTTAAGGGTAAGGGTAGATGCTACTCAGGCGATTACTAACGTATAGATATAGATAGTTATCAATATGTCTAGGAACATTATCTACATTGTGCATAATTTTGCAAGTATAAGATAACATTGCATAGTCACTCTTCTTGATACGAGGCTCTATACCTGGGTACCTATGGTTTATTTCTTGCATGGCTTTAATCACAGTTTACATATATAACAAATCAAGCAATATTAATTGATGGGTCGTGTAACTTACTAGACTTCTTACAGAAGTCTTAAGTCAATCCTTGTACGACAACATTTTTGAAGATTATCAACTACTAATAAACCCAGCAAGCTAGTTGTTTACTCACTTCTGCACCTTCAACAGTGGCAGCGAATAGTTCACTTGCATTATTAAACGTATAGATAACCCCCACATTCAAAGTAAATAATTGGTTAGTCTGTTGTATAACCTGTATAACGTAAACTCCTTAGATAGTTACCAATATGTCTAGGAACATCATCTACATTGTACATAATTACACACAATATATAAGATAGCATTGCATAGTCGCTCTTTTTAATACGAGGCTCTATATCTGGGTACCTATGGTATATTTCTTGCATAGCTTTAGTCACAGTTTGTATATCTAACAAATCAAGCAATATTAATTGATGGGTTGTGTAGCCCACTGTATCAATAATTTTAATACCGTGGATGCTCTTTCTAACTATTCTATAATTAGAGGCCTCGTCAGGCCTGACTAAATAATCAATAGCCTGTATATATTTCATAGTAGGATGTCAAGTAATGTATTGATGCCCTCAATGGTGCAGCTGAGGGCATCGGCCACCTAATTTTTGCAAGTCTGTTGGCACTAAGTTAAATTCCTTTTTGCTACAGAGTCCCTTCAGCACCGCACACCACCCGAAAACCAAGGAAGTAGTTGCTGTTGACGCGGCGGTTGAGGCTGAAGCGGAAAGCGGAACGGCAGTAATATGGAGAGCTGTACCAAGAACCGCCCCGCCAAGGAGAACGATTATCATTCCCATTTTCTATCCAGACACTGCCATTCGTCGGCGCACCATCATAATTATCATGCCAGTCATCAGCGCACCATTCCCAAACATTGCCGTGCATATCATACAAACCGAAGGCATTGGGGGGAAATTGTCCCACGGGAATAGTTTGTTGTTGATATTCTCCATCCGGTTCATCGGCGTAGGTATAAATGGCATCATAGTTAGCCAGTTCTCCCGTAATGGTTTCCCCAAAGTGAAAGGCGGTTGTTGTCCCCGCTCTACAGGCGTACTCCCATTCCGCCTCACTGGGAAGTCGGTATTCCCCTCCCGTTAGTTTAGATAATCTCGCACAGAACTCGACGGCATCGTACCAGTTGACTTGTTCCACAGGACGACGATCACTATCGGGACGGTCTTTAAAATAAGCTGGGTTGAGATCAAGGTCTTGTTTAACTTTTAAATCTGTGCGAGAGGCAACTGCTCTCCACTGGGCTTGGGTGATAGGATATTTACCTATAAAAAAGGTGGGGACGTTAACCTCATGTTGAGGGCGTTCATCATCGTAACTATCTTTCTCGTCTTGCGGTGAACCCATCGTGAATGTCCCCCCCGGAATGGCAACCATTTCTAAGGTGATGTCGTTGCCCAAATCTTCGCTGAAATATTGGGACTGTTTCGACTCTTTTTTGATTTGCTCACCCTTCTCATTTACTCCCACTACCTCAAAATTAAATGATAACAATTCTAACTTTTGCAACGGTTTAACTGAATCTGGATTAACTGAGATTGGAACCTTCTTTGATTGCGTATTTTGATGTTTCATAATAATATGTCAAGTAATGTATTGATGTCTTCAATGGTGCAGCTGAGGGCATCAGCCTCTATAAAGCGTATCTCACCACCTACGCGATGAAAGGCCTGGGCCTTCTCTTTATCGAGAGGCCGCTCCTTATTAGTAAAGACTACCTCTTCTGTCTCCTGCTGCAGTGCGTAGTTAATAGCCGTACGATAGAGGTTCTGGTCTACTACGTAGCGGAGGGCCGTTTCGTTAGAGTTAAGCCCATCTGTTACATAACGGCGGCCCACTACTAAGAAGGGACTGTTCTGGTAGCGCACTACTAGAACAGTCCAATACATAGTGCTATAGTGTGTGCCCTGGGCCCACGGACTAGTAGCCACTACATTTATGGTGATGTTAGGAATGACATCTTCTATACTCAGGAGAGTATAGAGGGATAACTCTGGGAAGACGAAGGGTAGTGCTGTTCTGTCTTGTCTAATGGCGGGCAGCGCCAATACAGTCTCAAGCAATATATTCTCCTGCTATCTCGTAGCATACTGTTAACGCGTCCTCGTACATAACCTCAGACTTTATATTGACGTGTATATCAGGGAACGTAGATAGAAAGAGTCGAGGATGAGAATGGCCGCGCTCCTTTAACTTATCTATTATCTGCTGCCATACAGACAGTCTGGCATCATCTTTAGTTATACCATCCTTATACTCTCGTGCTGCGATTAGTTGATTAACTATGCGGGGCAGCTTATCAACAGCATCGGGGGCATCCATAATATCCTTGAGGATACGACGAGCCTTCATGTAATTACTCATACGCAACATCGACTCCTTAGCAACAGCTAGCGCTTCGTCGCTGTACCAATCCCAGAAATCTATCTCATCATTGATAAGAACCAGCTGATATACACCAGCTGGTTCTAGCACCATTGTTGAGTTCTTCATAAGCTTGTTATGACTAGTGACCTGTCCTAGAGCATCATCAGAGAGATTGAGGGTTTTGAGTACATCCCTGGCGCTAACATAGCTTTCTATGAATTCTATGGGCAAGTTATTGTATTGTTGAATCAAGGCACACGCCTCCCTTGTATGGGCACTATTGACTATCATCAGCGCTGAGATTCGATGTATCAGCGCTGCTATCTGATCTACTAACGGTATTCTTATGGGGGGTGGGGGCCCAGTCTCCGTATCCCGTTGTGGCCTGGAGCCGGGTACCCGCGCCCATGATGATGTCCGCGATGTTGGCACATCCGGTGTTGAACGGTATGATCTCGATTTGGCGTCCGCACACGGTAACCGACTCCTCTGGGTCTGGTGTGGAGATGGGTTTGGGTTGCACTAGTAGGTAGCCCGATTCTACCTCTTTGATGTCGATGGAATT